GTGCGATTTGCAGTTGGTCGCTTAAAACCTCATCTTCGTTATCCTGCCAGCCAAGCGTTGGACTGCCCGAAACCACGCCACCCATCTGGGCAATGGATTCCACCCTGTCGCTGAAATAGACACCGACCACAAGAGCCAAACTACCCAAATCCGTAGTCGCTGACTGCACGTCTGCAAATACGAGCGGATAAACGATTCGCTCACGGCTTGGGGTTCGCAGGTTTATCGTGTTGTCCGTTCCTATCGCAAGCGGGTCGCCCGTTCCGAACGAGTTCACCTGCGGGTGACTGTTTGCAAGGTTCAGGAGTGCTTGCTTGATTTTTATCCATGACATAAGCCTGTAATTTCAAGATGTTTTTAGCGTGTGCGCCCATAGGGTTCAACAGTTAGAGCAATAGGGGTCGTATCCGTAAGGCCAAGGTCGGTCCAGTCCAGCACCACGGCGCAGAGTTCTTGCATCCAAGGCCATGCCTGTGTTGTAGTTCGTGCCGTTCGGGTAAATGGTGTCCAAAGCCGATGGCGGGGAGTTGAACAGAGGATAGTCGGTGCGGTTCTCCATCAGGTATCGGGTAATCCTTTCCGAGTACCATTCGGCATCGTTCTTCACTTTGTCGGTCAAGCGGGTAATCTCGTCCATGGACATCTGCGAAGATTCCTCGCTGGTACGGCGGACCATGCCCTTGTTCATGTACTTAAAGGCCAATACCATCGGGAGTTCGTAATAAAGCCATTGCACCATGGCGGGTTGGATGTAGTCCTCCAAGAGCGTGTTGTTGAGTGCCGTAGTCGTTCCGCTGACCACTTGCCCCACCATTTCGTTGTACAGGGCAGAGCCTACGATGGGCTGAATCCGCATCTCCTGCACCTTCACGATGGTGGGTCGAATTTGTGTAAACGACACATTCTCATTGATTACGCTATTGTCCAAGAGCGTTTGCTCGCTTATAAATAGTGCCTTCATGCTTTTGTGATTTTATTGCCCTTGCGGATGACGATTTGCTGCTCCCATACATGGCGGCATTGGGGGCGATTCACTCCGCTTGCGGTATGGTACCATCCACCACGGCGATTCCAAACGGAATAACCCATGATGCTGGAAATACCGTTGATGTCATCCCTTGTGTAAACCTTGCCTTGGTCAGCCAAGTCCATCATGACCTTGCAGAACTCACGGCTGGTTTTCTTGTCCTTATCGCTGAATCCTGCCGCCCAAGCGTATTTGTAGCGGACTTCCAGTACAGGTTCGGCCACTTCCTTCACACCTTTGGGCAGGTTCTTCTCAACGATTTGGTCCACCGCTCTTGCGATGGGATAACGGTCTTTGGTCATCAGGTACGCCACACGCTTGGCGATTTTCGCCTTGCTCACCCCGAACTCCTTGGCCATTTCTTCCACGCTTGCATCCCGGTTCTTGTTGCGGTAGGCCACAATCTTTGAATCCAGTTCTTTCTCTTCCTCGCCCAATTCGGCGAAGGCTTGACGTACTTGGGTGTCCAAATCGGAATCAAATCGAATTGGCCTGCTATTCATGACAACGTACTCGTCCGCATTGCTCCCAAACTTGCTTGCAACGACCTCCAGCACCTTGTACTCTTCATCGCCCCATCCAAGGTCGCTCTCATCGTCCTCCTCGCCCCACCAAGGTTCGGTAGGGTTGCTGAACTTCTGCTCTTGCACTCCGAGCAGGGTGTTCACCTCTTCAGGTGTTAGTCCGAATCCAGCGGATAGCATGGTGCGAGCCATCTCAAGCGTGATTTTGTCTTGAGCATAGTGCCGCACGATACGCATCAGGTTTTGGTACTCACGGCCCGACAATTTCTTGATGTTGTCGTTGCTCAACTGCGCTGGTGCTTGCGGTTGCTCGTCAGGTTGAGGATTCGGTCCAACCACGTCAGCAGGTTGCTTTTCCAAAGGAGGCAATCCCGCTTTTTCCCGCAATTCTTCGGGGGTCATGATGGTCAGCAGGGCTTGCTCGGATAATCGTTCCGTTATTGGCTCGACAGGAATCAATTCCATCCCCTCCACGCCGTTGAACGAACCCAAATAGTTAATCATCCGCTCCACCTTGCGAACCCTGTCGTTCACATAGGTCGCCTTGAATAACTCGTAAGCCTCCACCAATTCCTGCCTGCCGCCAAGTTGCCCCTCGGTCTTTACGCCGAATAGCATCGGATTGACCACACGGTGCGAGATGAAGATTTCTTGCTGGATGGCTTTGTTCAAAATCTCAAACTGCTTATCCATGTCGGACGGTGTCAGCGGTTCAAGCGTCGGGGCTTTGCTTACGTCATCGTTGAACGTCACCACGAAACGGCCAGCGTTATCCGTGCCGCTGAACTTGCGCTTGATTTGCCTTTCAATATCGCCCTGCTCTTCGGGGGTAGGAATGCCGTTGTTGAAGTTTATGAGATACCCGCCCCAAAAGTTATTCCGCAGGTTGTTGTTGTGGAAGTTCGCCACTTGGACATCGGCCTCTATCCAAGCCAAGCCGCCCATGTATTCGGGCAGGGGATAGGATTTCACACCTGCCGCATACACCCTGTAATAGAACAGTTGTTTACCAATTCGGTTATCAGGGTCAAAGGCAGGAATCTTCTCAACATCTCCGATTTTGGGGTAGAGTTGCACCATGTCGTCGTTGTACCATTCGGCCACCTGAAACATCCGCTCTTCTTTGTCAACCCTGATTTTCTCGAAGGGAATATGCTCCATCTTGGCGATAGTTCCCATCTTGTTCCAATGCACGCACACCGCAAAACCGTTGAAGATTTCAAGGTCAAGAACCAACTTCTCGGTGATGTCGTTCAGGTCATCGTGTTCAGATAAGCCGTCAAAAAACTTGGCATACCTTGCCTGCTGTTCCACGGTCATCTTCTCACCTGCCTGCCATCCACCGCCAACGATGTAGTTCACTTTTCCGTTAACTATTGCGTTGTGCTTGCTACTCCTGCGGTAGTTGTCCAGCAGGTAGTATGGGTACTCGTTGAACGCACCGTAAGTGATGTACTTGCCCGCTTTGTTTTCGAGCATTACAGGTACTTTATGCTCAATCCCAAGCCATTGGGTGAACGATTGTTTTATGCTCATAGCGTGTGGACTGTAAAGGATAGGGCCGATATGACGATGGTCTGCGCTGAATCCACGGCGTTGATGTAGATGGTGAACTCGTCGTTTACTGCACCTTGCAGTACGGTTTCGGTAAACACCGCATGGCCGTTGGCGTGCGATAGTGTAAGGTCAGCCATCGATTGTGCGATGATTGTGCTATTCTTGGCAATGTAGATTTTTATTTGCGCACTATTGACCTGCGAAATGACCATGTTCACCGCAACCCGAAGCATCGCCTGCGTTGTGCCTGTGTAGGTGATGGCCGTGGTGGTGCGTGAAAAATTGTAAGTCGACAAAACACCCAATTTCATAGCAGTCGTCAACTTGACTGCGCTACCTTGCGTTGGCGTCCAGTTCGTTGATGTGTCAAGGTAAAGATTGGCAACACCCCTCTCTCGGTCAAGGGTTGCGGTATCGGCAAGGTCATCGAATAGACCGCCCACTCGTGCGGCGGTGTTCGCTCCTGCGGAGGTTTCGTTGGTGATGGTTGCGGCACTTGCCTGCAACTGACTTCGGGTTTGTACGCTCATGCAAATGTTTGGTCAAAGGTGAAATCGAAAATTCCAGCACCAGAAAATGGCTGGTAAGTGATGGTATTGGCGTAGGTGTTGAATGTCAGCGAAACTACCTGTACATACGCCAAGCCTGTTTCAACCACCGCAACGGCTGCACTAACCGTGGAAGAGGTATCGTAAACTTCGTACTTATACGAGCCTGTTTCAATCGCCCCCACGGCAATCTGAAATTTGTCATAGCGTTCGGTGTAGTTCGAAAGGTTGGCCGATTTCAGCAGGGTGTAGTCGGTGCTGACGTTCTTGGCGATGTTGGTAAGCCGCAAGATGTAGCGGTCGCCCGAAGATGCTCGTTGCGTCCAAGTGACAACGATGGTGTTCGTGGTATTGGGGGATAGGTAAATCACTCTACCCCTAAATGTACTTTGCGCCCGAATTTCACAATTTGCGCCCGATACTTCGGTACAGTTCGGCTCTGCGCTCTGCGGTCTTGCTGATGTCAAAGCGTTCTCGCACATCTTCGGACAACTGCACGGCCAAGGAACGAGCGTAGTCGGGCTCGTTAATAAACTTGCGAACCGCTTTGTACCACGCATCCTTCTTGCCGTAAGGGATGAGCAGACCGTTGTGGCCGTGGACCAAGATGTCGGTGTAGGGGATGGTTTCGCTTGCGATGATAGCCTTGCCCATCCAGCCTGCCTCCACGACCTTTAACTCGGATTTCAGCTTGTTAAACTTGGTATCACGCAGGGGTGCAATCGTGGCGTTGATGAAATTGTAGCCTCCAACATAGGAGTAGATGTCAGCGGCTTGGATCCGGCCGTAGTTTGCATTCTTGCCGTTGCAGGAAAGCATCCGCTCGTAGTCCACATATACGGTGTTTTCGTTCCATCCACCAAGATAAATCTTGTACCTCCCATCCAGCGATTTGTCATGGGCAAGCAAACCGAACGAATGCTCAACCAAGGCAATGTCCTCCTGATGCTGCGCCCCGCCAAACCATCCGATTTTGAACTTATCTTTCTCAGGCTCTT